CAAAGTGGAGAGGCAGTTCACCACTAGGTTTTAGTTTCTCGCTAATATCAGTATATGGCAATTCTATAGCAGAATGATATGGCCGAGGAGGTTGGCCATAATAGCCTTTCTCAATACCAATCTTTTTAAACTGGTCAGGTTGTAGAGTTTGCTTTCTCACACCACTTGGCGTGATATAGAAATGGTCACGGTCGTGGTGTCGTATACTCACGTTGCCATCACGGCTGGTAATCCAGTTACGTTTATAGGCCTCTACTAAGGTTTCACAAATTGTTTCTAGCATTATTAATCTTTGCCTTCATCTAACACATTAATCTTTGGTTGGTCGAATCGCTTCTCTTGGATGGTTGGTTCTTTGTATGCCTTGCGAGGATTCATACACATCACACAATTTGGATTGCCACAGTTCATAACATGTTTCTTCTCTAATTTATGCGGTTCTTTTACAGGCACACCATATGCCTTTGCTATCTTGACTTGTTTCTGAACCTTTGTCTCATCATCATGGAGACGTTTCGAATGCTTAAATTTATCATCTTCGTGGCTCATATCATTTCCTTATTAGAAGGGTGGGTCTTTAGGATCAGCACCATACATCAGCATCATTGCATCGTAGGCACAGTCATCAACAGGGTTATGCTTAATCACTTTTGCATCAGCACTAAACCCTTTATAGTTTACTGGACAATAACCATTGGTTGCATTGTATAGTATATCTATGGCAGTTCTTACATCACGCCACCGACCAAATGGCCAGATTGGTTTAATTTCTAATTGTTCTTCAAACGAATCAAGCACCAATTGGTCAAGGTTGCCACGTGCCCATACGTAGCACTGGTCATCCTTCTTAGAATCGGCCCAAGTTCGCATGGCCTCATAACCATCTTCAAACTTAACATCAAGCGCCTTATTTGGTTTCAAGGACTTGGCCTTCACTATATCGCATTGCTTGGCCCACCATTGCATGGTAGTTTTGCCAATCTTGCGGTCCAGTCGCTTTACTTGGTCTTCAACATCAAACTTAACGAAAAACGCTGAGTTATATAATTCCTCGTATGATGGTTTGGTTTCGGGATCAAAATAGATTGCAGCCATTGACAATATCACCGAGTTGGATTCTTTACCCAACGTTTCAACATCAAATATAAACATTAGTGTACCGCCAATTCAGGATTGTTTGGTTTCTTGTCAGCAGCCTCGATTAGTAGTTTTCTAAATTCATCACCTGAACCCATGTAATCATTTGATAACATTAGTCTAGCAAGTGTTACTGAGCCAACCAATAGTGGGCCAAGTTGGTGTTTGGCCATCAACTCAGCAATGTTGGCATCTATATCTTCAACCAAGGCGTTTAGTTTATCTTCGTTCATTTAATGTCCTTATTTAAGTCGGCTACGTCTTTGTCATTCCGCATCTCAATAAAGATAGGCAAGAACAGAGATATTTCACCTTGTTTGTTTACGATTTTTGCATTGTATTTTACGGCCACAATTTTACCAATGAGACTATCACGAATATTCCAAAACTCATCTCTATGAGCATCATTAAAACCAGAACCAACGCTGACGGCCACACGTTGCCCGTTTTCGTGTCTTGAAGCGCAAACCAAAGCTCCGAGTTTTCCAGCATATTTACCAGTGCCTTCTTCAACTGCGACAATTTCAAGGTCACATTCCAACTCGCCTTTGAATTTGATTTGATGCTTGGCACGTTTATTCTCCCATATACCAGTTTGTGATTTTAGAATTATACCTTCTTGACCTTCGTTCAAGTATTCTTCGAATATCTTTTGAGCAGCGTCAAGTGAATAAACCTCAGTAGTTTCAACAAGGTGTATTTTTTCAGGCAACGTAAAGGACTGGAGAGTTTCATATCTCAAAGAATATGGCACATCACATTTACCTTCGATAAAACCAACGTAAGGAATTACATCCCAAATTGTTGCATGGACTTTTCTTGCTTCATCAGTTTTGATTGTGCCTTTGTTGGCCTTATTCAGAATACCATTGCCTGTCTGGCGGTCAAGAATAATACCTTTGTCCTTGACAAGCAATTCACCATCAAATACACAATTAACACCACCTGCAAGAGCAATAAATTCTTCTTGTAGGTTTCCAAGTAATTGTATCTCTTTGCCATTGCGTGAACGGAATTCAACAACATCATTACAAACGATAGCATTAAAACGCATACCATCCATTTTTAGTTGTACGTAGGCAGGGAATTCAATTTTGTTAATTAGTTTTTCATCATACTGAGAACAAAGCATACAAGGATAATCCATGACCAAATCAGGCCAGATTTTGTTTGCTGTAGATATAGAGACACCGCACCGCAGGTCTTTTTCAATGATACGTTCAATAACCTTTGCATCATCAGCAGATAGTGATGATAAGGTTTCAGTCAGGTGAGCAATTGCTAAATTGCCTGTAACCATTCGGCTTGCAAGGGGGAATAATCGCTTTAATCCTTGTTCAAGGGTCATTCCAACCTTGCCTGTTGTATAGGCGGGAATCTTACGTTGATAGAATTGTGTAAACGGGTCGAGAGCTAAACGAATCACCTCTTTTAAAAGAACATCATCAGCCTTCAGTTCTAGCAGTTCAATTTTATAGTTGCGACCTGCATCTTCGGCAAGTCTGTTCAAAAACGAATTGATATTCATATGTGTCCATTATAAAGAATGTGTCCATCCTATCACGTATTGGATGGTTTGTCAAGCCCTCTGGAGTACTTATAAAGCACCACATAATAGGCAAACTCACGTGGGCAATGTTCAAAATTGGGCAATCTATCACCATATTCTTCAACCAATACCTCATAGAATTTTAAGGCTTCTTCATCGGTCATCAGAATACCAACTCTTTCTCACATTAGTAGTTTGATGGAATAATTCAAGGCTTCGTATTAGGTATTCTGCCAGTATAAAATCTGGTGTATCAGAACCACCTTCTAACGAATATCTGTTAATCAGTTTTGTTAACTCACGAGCAAATGCCTCACGCTTTGTAACCTCAATCATTTGTCTTTCCATTCCCAGCCAAGTAATAGTTTAGTAAAGAATCTCACAAAATACTTAGGCTTTTTAGGACGATGCACATTGAAGCCATCATATAGTTGCCAAGCACCAACTGAATCAGCATTATTTCTTAATTCAAAAGAAGACGATAAAGCATAGTTTGAAGAAGTTATAGTTCCGCCATTACCAATCATCAAAGCGCTTGTTGAATTTATAGGACCCCATATTTTTTGTTTCTCACAATTGGTATAGTCTAAGTCTAGAGGTATTTGCTCAGTCAGAGGCCAAAAAAATTGTATTTCAAGTTGTTGCATGATTAAATCTTATAATTTTTTGGAGGTTCTTGCATTTTAGGTGTGGGTCTACTTTCAATAGCAGATTTAGCAAATTCTATTGTTGTATATTCACCTAAAATTGCTGAGTTATAAAAGGCATAATAAGAATCTTTCAATTTTGTTATTCTACCAATTATCTTGCCGTTCTCGGTGTCGAAAAAGATTTCTTCACCGCCTAATTGTATTTTCCATTCTAAACTCATACTTTGTTTATCTCTCTTAAAGTGCCATCTTTGAAATATGCTGAGAATTCTTCCCAATCTTTATGTTCTCTATCAAGTGAACGATAGAACCTAATCTCACCTATAAATGTATCACAGAAAACCCATCGATGGTTTTTATCTACAATGTAACCGCCTAGAAAGGCGTTCTTATCTTCTATCCAATCAGAATCACAGTCTTCACGCCAAAGGGTATTATCTTCACGCAATTCATATCTTATCATACCTTGAGCAGGTGTATCCTTAGTTTGATACTCTTTGCCCTCGTAATAAAAATAATCAAACATTCCCATTTATATAATCTCCATAAAGTTTATCACCTAAAGCATATGCTTCAATTTCCCATGGTTGCTCAAGGTAAGGTATAACATCAGGATTTACTGATTGACCTTCCCACAATGTCATTTCTTCATTCAATTGGCCAGTAGCATATTGTCGTATATGCACCAACTCATGGGCAATTGACCTTAATTTTTCTTTTTCACTCAGGTCACGTTTTACTTCAACCGTAAAGTATCTAGGCAAGCCTTTTGCATTGTAATCATCAACAATAGCCAAACCCCAATAATCATTGGTCTTTTTAAATGACAGGCGAATATGGATGTGCTGGCATAGTTGCCGAGAAAATAATTTTCTGGCAAAATAATCTATTGCTTTTACTTGGGATTTGGAGGGTCTGCCTTGTATAACCATGCACTCATTATACTGGTGTCAGGTCAAATAGTCAAGCACTATTCAGGCAATTCTTCTTGGAAGAAATCGGCAGTTGGATCGGTGTTTATGATGTAATTTATAAACTCTACCGCTAAGACTTCATTAGGAAAGTATCTAATGATAGTTTGGCCTGTAGAGGCCGATGTAAACATCAATAGAACATAGGTGTTGATTGTTTTGGTGTCGAAATAGGTGGAGAATTTAATCCACCACCCATTTCTCTCAACGGGGTGCCATATTTTAGTTAACGTAGCAAACTTGATAAATTTGCTAGACCTAGAAGTGATAATCTTTTTCTGCATACTATTATGTATGCTTTTAAAAAATTAGTACCAACTAGGTTTTTTACGATATAATACTAATGCTTCTAATAATGAGAACAAAATATTTTTCATATCATACCTCTACGTTGTAGTCGCTTAATTCTTTCTTCAACTTCCCAATGAGAGGTTGAAGTAGCAAGATAAGCTTCTATTTCGGATTGGTATGATGGTTGAAAAACTTTTCCAACCCATGACCAGAAGTCTTTTAGACTTGGCGTTTCTACTCCGCCTAAGGCATCTAAATGGTCTGACATATTAGGCTACCTTTTTCATTTTCTCAAAAGCAGCCTTTGTAGAAGTTGAGGCATATTCAGCCATTTCAACAGCTGAACGGTTTACTTCTTTAGTGAAAGTGCGTTGTGCTTCAACGAATTGCTTAAGTGGTGCGGCAACCTTATCATCCAAAACAAATGTTTCAACAAATTTGTTCTTGGCATCTTGAACTTGGTCAACAAATAGGTTAGCGTAGTATAGTGGTGTAATTTTAGACATGGTAATCTCCTTAGACGATTGTTAATTAAAGGCCTCATTGAGCGCCTCGAAACACGTATTAGTGTTTCTACTAATATATAT